TAAACTAAAGTTTTCATCTTGTATGTCTGCAAGTGAAATATTTTTTCCAAATCTTGTAGTTCTACATTTGAATTTATCTTTTCCTATATTATTTAAAGCATTGATAAATTTATTTAAAGGATAAATTCCAGGTAATCCATTTTTCATTTGATTTTCAAATTCAAAATTATCAATTAATTCGATATTTGAATAATCATCACCTAAAGATTCATTTAAAGAATTTAAACTAATAATTAAAGTGTTGTCATCTTTAGTATATGAAATATTATTTTTATCTAAAATATCTAAAGCATCTTCATAATCAATATGAGATTCAAAATAGAAATTTCCTTTTTCATAATTAATATCTATAAAATTATCATCAAACAATTCAAAAACAGTATCTTCAATATTGTACATAGATAGTTATCTCCTTTTTAAGAATATTATCTATATAATTTAGCTGAATTATAAAGTTTCAATAAAAGATTTATCTATAAATCTATTTAAATTTCTAATACCTGACTTAAATCCATAAGAATTAAATTCAGATAAAAGATATAAAGAGAAATTAAAGTCATTTAATCTATTTTTATTAAATAAAGATTTCACATTAGAATTTCTATTATAAGTTATTCTTTCTAAAATGTTTTTTACATCTACAGGAATTTTTTCAACATTTTTAAAAGAAATATATCCATTAGCTGAATCACATGACTTCAATAGTTTACCTTCTTCATTTAAATCAGGTTTTCTTATTTTTTGGTTTCCAAAATCTTTATAATAGGAAAGTCTTCCTGAACCTCTTCCACCTTCTATAGCATATAATCTAATACTATAAATATTATCACTTATCCAATTCATTAACTTTTGTTTTTCAATTGAATTTAAATAAATAGATATTTTTTCTTTTATATTATCTACTCTATTTTTATTTTTTGAAATTATAATATTTTCAGATTCTAATTTTTTATGTTTCTTAATTTCTGAATTAAAATCTAAATTAATTTTTTCTTCTTTTTCTTTATATAATCTTTTATATTCTTTTTGTAAATTAACTAATTTAGATTCAATTAAATTTAATTTATCTTCTAATTTCATAAAATATTTTTCTCTTATATTTTTAGGATATAATTGGTTAAATTCATATCTATCATATAATTCTAAAAAACGATTTAAAGTTATAGGTTTCCATAAATTAGTTGTAAATGATTTTGTAAATTTACATACTACATAAATATTATTTGATTTCTCATAAACATTAAATATCATGCAATTACGTTCTTTAGAATTTTTAAAATAAATTCGATTGTACTTAAAAATTTCAATTATTTTATTTTTCGAAAGAAGTTGAATTGCATAACTATTTTTATTTAAAATATTATTTTCAATTAAGTTTAAAATTCTATTTTTATAATTATTTAATTCACATATTTCCTTTTCTACATCTTCTAAAGGATTTCCTAATACTTCAAATTTTGCTTTGTTAAAAATTGCTTCACTTACCATATGAAAACCTCCTTAAAGTAATTTATTCTATAATACAATTATTACATAAAAAAAAGAACCTCCGAAGAGGTTCTAATTTATTCTTTTTTTAAATTAAATTACTAAAATATATTCTTTGCTTGCATTATTTAAATGAGATTTATTAGAAATTTCTTCTACTATGTATTTTTTATACTTTTCTGTTTTATCTACTATAAAAACATATTTATTACATTTATAATTCTTTAGGCAGATATCTATTCATTCATCACATTCAAAAGGCGCTATGCTCATATTCCAATTTTCTTTTTCTCCGTAAGGAGGACATGTAAATAAACATTCATATTTTCCTTTACAACCTAAAGAATTTTTATTTGTTATAGTTATATTCTGCAAATTTAAATTATGTATAAGATTATTAGATTCTTTTATAGTAATAGGATTTATATCTTGTCCTATATATTTCTTATTTAAACTAGAAGCTCCCAATAATCTTCCAGAATAACCACTAAAAGGATCAAAAATTTCATCATATTCTTTTAGATATTTATTAATTATATATTTAGCTAAATAAGGTCTGAAAATTGAAACTTTAGGTGCAATTCCTGATATACTAAATCCTTTTAATATATCTTTAGGATATAATTTATCTCCTTTATATTTTAATCTATTTTCAATACATCTACATAATAACGTATCATTATGTCAAGCTTCATAAGGACTAACTTTTCCTTTTTTATTAGCTAATCACAAAGAAGGGTGATAATGATAAATTATATCTAAACCTATAGTATTACTAGAATTCTTTAAATCTGTTAAATTACACAATTTTTTATATTCATTATATAAAATATTCGTATCTAACGTAAAATTAGGAAATCCGTTCAATTTACATTTATTTATATAATCAATAATTAAATTATTCATATAAATCACCTTCATTATAATATATTTTAAAGTTTAACTTGTTTTTTATAAAGGTATTATATTTTTCAACATCTTTTACTGTTCAAATGTGAATAGCATTTTTAAAAAATTCAGATTGTTCAGCTTTTTCTTTCCATATATCTAAAATTATATTATCTTCAAGATTTTCAGAGTTATATAAATGACCTCCATGAGTTCAATGTAAATTTAACTCAATAAATAAATCTTCTGAATCAATATAGAAATCACATGAGAAAGGATATCTATTATCTTTATATTGTCTAAAAACATGATCTCTTCCATATTTTTGAACAAGATATTGATAGTATCTATCTTCAGGTTTACTTGTATTAAATGAATTATTTTCTGTTTTAGTTTTAATTACTTTATCTAAAATATCTTTATGATTAATTTCCCAAGCTACTTTATTTTTATTTCCTTTTAATTTATAAAAATTTTCAAGTGAGCTATAATTTTTTAAAATAGTTTTTCTTGTTTTTTCTAAAACTTTTTTATAATATTCTTCACGATTATTTCCTTCTTTTGTTTTAATTCCTCTTTTAGAAGAAATTTTTCTATCTTTTTTAATATCATATTCTTTTAAAAGTTTATCAAAAGTTCATCCTGATAAGTTATAATATTCTTTCGTTTCTTTATATGAGTGATTCTCTATAATATAATATTTATATAATTCTTCTTTTGAAATTTTATTTAAAATATTATTGAAAGATCTGTTATTATATTCTTTACTAAGAAGACTTCTCATTTTATTTTTATCTTGAATTAATTTATACTCTTTTATTAAAATATTTAATTTTTTATAATCAACGTTTAAGTTTTTAGCTATAGTAGATGCAGGTAAACATTCCTCTACATATAATTTATATAATATATCTTTTGTAACTATATTTCTAATATATTCTTTTTGTTTTTTACTTTTATTAGTTTGAGCCATACTTTAAATCTCCTTAATTAATTATACAATTAATTTAGCACAAATATACAAGGTATATTTATTAATATGTCATAAATAAAAAACATAAAAAAAGAACCTCCGAAGAGGTTCAATTAATTATTTATTTTTTAAATATTATTCACCAGTAGTCATTTTGATAACGCGTTCTTCGTTAACAACTTTACCACCAACTAGTAATGCATCATTTAATAATTTTAAATCATACATTGTAGCGAAACCTTGACTATTAGCACCATCTGCGAAGCCTAATGCTTGAGTTGGAACGATTGCCATGTATGGAGCGTAAACTGCTGCTGAAGTGATCATGTCATCACCATTGTATCCTAAGAAGTAATCGCCAGCTGCTAATGCAGGAGAAACGAATACTTTAATACCATTTAATGAACCTGCGAAATAAGGACCATTGATCTTAGTTTGGTTAGCTGCTTTCCAACCTTCCATCATAGCTAAGATTGGTTTAACACTTGAACTTACTACCATATAGTTAGCTGCATGTTTCTTAGTTCTATCATAAATGATTTGAGATGCTAACTCAATTACTTCTGCAAAACCAGCATAATGATCTCTCTTAGATACACCTGCAGGTAATGCTTTATTGAATGTTAATTCATCAGCTTTTCTAGCATTCTTATATAATAATGTAACTACTTCAGTATCAATTTCATAAGATAACTCAGCACAAGCTTGAGTAGCTAATACTTCACCTAAATCAATACCCATTTCAGTCTTAGCTTGGAATGCAGCCATTTGTGAATAATAAATAGCAATTCTACGAGCTTTAGCTTCTAATGGAATACCAGTCATTCTTACATTTAATGTTGGAAGATCATGTTGAGGAATAACTACGTTGTCATAAACATAAGCAGCTTTAACATAATCACCAGCTGTAATTTCGACACCTTCTTTTGCATCTTCAGCATCGATAACATCTTCAGTACCATCAGCTTTAATTAAACGTACATTACCATTTGGAGTCCATGCTGCTTTGAAAGTTGTAGCATCTGCTGCAATTGGTTCAACAACTGCACTAGAAGTATATTGTACTCTTTCTTCAGTCATGTCTCCTAACTTGAATGGATTATTGAATACATCATTTTGTTTAACTCCACCTTTGTTAGAACCAGCAATGAATTCCATGTATTGAACATAACCAGTTCTAGATTTCATTGGATAAACTAATACTAATTCATTAGCAATTAAGTTAGGTAATGCAACTGTAGTTAAATCTAAACAGAATTTCTTATAAGTACTCATATTACCTAATTGAGTACCAGTTGTGTTAGCAAATGCTTCGTTTAAGAACTCACTTGTATTTGCTAATACTCTTGCGATTGCAATTTTCTTTGTGTTTGGTAATGCTCTACCACCATGCTCTTTTTCATATACTTTTTCAGAGATGGCTAATTTCTTTGAATAAGCTTCTACGATATTCATAAATTTTTTCTCTCCTTAATTATTTTAATTTTTAAATATTCGCTAGTCTAATTAATGAATCATCTACATCATCATCTTCAAATCTATTTTTTACAATAGTTGGTTTTTGAGCTGATTCATTAACCCTAA